GTTCAGACGTGTGCTCTTCCGATCTGTTTGAATCAACCCATATCCGATGGATTGCCCATCACCTGGCAAGCCGAGTTCGACTATTTGTTGCAAGCCGACAATTTTGCTGGCACCGAACGCATAGTCGGCTGCCCAGATGATGTCGTCTATCATCCCGTCCCGCTCCAGAGCAGAAAGTTGACTGTATTCGACATCATTCAGAAGCAGTGGCAAATCTGTTGCAACATTATCTTCAATTACGGCGAGGAACTCGCCGTGATCTTCGTGACTGTCGCGCCCGTAAACGACCAGGCGTTCTGTGAGGAGACCGGGGGTGATAACGTTCAACGAAACTTCGGCATCTGTGACATCGCTCCAGTCAACATCCCCACCATAGGGCAATAATGCCCCGGCGGAATCATTGTTGTTTTGAAAAATAACCGCATGGTTCTCATCCCATGGGAAAGATGCAAAACCCACGGCGGAGGCATCATCAGTGCCTGCCTCGACCACCGACCAGGTGACTCCACTATCGTGAGATACTAGATAGGTGTTCATCACGCACATCATGATGCTTGTCGCGACAAATGGATTGACCCCCAGCGCATTTATAGTGGCGTGAAACCCCGGACGCGGTTCGTCCCATGTGGGGGTTTCGTCTAGCGCATTGTGAGAAACAAAAAGTCTTGCCCCGCACCCGACCAGTACGGTTGCGGCGGACTCCGCTGATGCCCACGCCTCCCCCTGAACTATCGCGCTCACTGGCACAGGAACGCCGAGCCAGTCTAGGGGGGGGTTCACCATCACCGCGTCACCCCAGAAATCCTCGGTGTCGAAACGCCACACCGACCCGTCGTTCATCCCGCAAAACATATATTTTGTTTCGGAACGGTGAGCGACAAGGCGGGCATACCGACCGGGGGGGGTTTTTTTGACCCATCCCACATCCCAATCGAGGAGAACGTACCATTCGTCCCCCACGACCGATTGGAGATACCGGGTATAGATTTCCTCATCCGCGCTGAGCACGATCGAAACGCTGTCGCTCTCCCCGGCGGAGTCCGTGACGGTGAGGGTGATTTCCACCCCCTCCACCACATCCGCAACAATGGTTTGCTTAGGGGCTGTTGAGAGGAGGGGGAGGGGATACCCCTCGCCCACCCCGGTGATGCTCCATGCATAAGAAACAATCTCTCCCCCATCGCTCCATGATTCGGTTGCGTCAAGGACAAACGCATATAGCGAAGGTCCATCGCGCTCAATAAAAAGACTGAAGGTTGGGTAAGGCAGCGTGAACGGGTCATACCCGTCTTCCTCCAGCGGGTCTCTCCCATTCTCCTCCCCCCCCCCGTCGTCTAGTCCTCCTATCGCGCGTGGATTATATGACACTGTAAGTTCCATATTAGTGCCGTCAAAACGTTGACGGATTATGCGTCCGGGGCGGAACGCAGGGACACCGACTAGTTCGCTTTTTAGCTCAATGCATAGTCCAGGCTCGAGGTCGGGGTCGGGGGGCATTCGGATATTCCAATATAGTTCCGAGCGGCATCGATCGCGCCCCTCATCAGTGGCAAGCTCAGCGCATTGATCAATATCCTGGCAAAACCGATTGTTCATTTGCTCGCCATTGCCGACCGCGTCGGTTGTGCTCCAAGATGCCCACGGGTTCTCGCGGGAGCCGGTGATTTTGCCGTCTACTCGAAAGCGGGAGGTTATCCTCTCTCCCTTTGCAATCTCGTTTTTTATTGAGGAGAAGCCGTAGTGGTCATCCAAAACATCAGAGGAAGAAAAACGAATGCCCGCACTGCGGGTCGGGGTGGTGGAAATTTTGCGCATCCGCACTAGTCCGTTGCGGTCGACAAAAAGGCGGTATCGTCCGAACCGCAACAACTCTTGCATCACACTTCGGATATTATCTTTTGTTGTGATGGTGATTTTCTCGGCGTGCGCAATCGTCGCCCTGGACACAAGATCCGTAGTGGTGGGCAATGCGATTATGCTCGACGGCACTCCCGCTGCGTCCAGCAAATTGCGAATAGCCGTGAGGTAGGGCGTGGACGACCATTCTATGTCGGTTGTGGGGGATGTGTCGAGGAGGTACAGCATATCGGTTGCCGCGATCGCTCTCTGGATAGCGGGTTCGGAGGCGGATTTAGGGAGGGCGACCCCGGTAAACACCCTCTCCCATTGGGAATACCAGCGCATATCAATCCATAGGGGGGCAAATTCGATATTTGCATCAGGGATGTCCGCCAGGGTGAGGATGCATGCCGCCTGGAGATCTCCCATGTCCCGTGAGATTGTCGCCGCCCCCTCAAGGGGGTATTGCCTGCCATTTATAAAGCACCTCTGGTGTAAAACCCGGTGCAGCTGGAGAGGAGAATAAATCAAATCGTTACCCTTTTCATTCTGATTTGCACCTCATAAATCCCTTGCTCATACGAGCGGGGGGGGGATGAGAACTGAAAATCATATAGCACCCCGTCGTACTCGACGACCGACCCCCGCAGCAAATCCAATTTCTGAAAATCAGACTGGGTATCGAGCCAAATGGTCATCGCGAGTTCGGGAGATCCAAACCCCACCCGCGTCACCATCGTACGGGAAGTGCCTGCCAAATCCCTCTCGTCAACACGGTCGATTCGTGCAAATCGAGATTGGGGTTGCTCCCTTTTTATTTTGAAATGGACGGTCTCCCCCGAACCGGTGAGGTAGGGCATTATAGGCTCCCCTGTGTCAGTAGGGTATCAATGGCTCGATGCAGCGCCCCCTCGATGCGCTGGAGAGTGCGCTCGCCTTCCACATCGCCATTAACGACCAGCGAAATAGACCCCCCCCCCCCGCGCAGGCGGTCGTTGGGGATTACCGTCCCCCCGCCGCGGGGCAGCAACAGCTCCGGGCCCCTCTCGCCCACAAGAATTGGTTTTCCTCCAATGAAATCCCCCCCCTCCGCGAATCCCGTTGGACTCAATTTCCCGACAACCTGTTTTTTGGGGGGGCGCGTTCTTAACGGATTTGGAAGGGGGGGAATGGATTTGGAAATCGAATCTAGGGGACTTAATGCGCCTTTCCCGACGGTTGCAAGGACATTAGCGGCGGCACCTGTCGTTGGTTTCCCTCCCCCCGCCCAACTCGTTAGCCACCCCGGAGGTTTTATTTGAAACAAACCAAGTATTTTTGTTGCCAACTGTCCCACAACCTTGAGTACCGCCATAAGGATACGTTTAAATTCTCTAAATACATTTTTCACTGCGGTTGTGGGGGTTATTGCCCCGGAAAGCACAGCGACTAGAGTGACAATAAGTCCAATTAACCCGTCAATCACAGAAATAACTAATTCAAACACGCTGATAACAATATCAAAAACACCTTTTATGAAATCCCCCACAGGACTGAGAAACTGAATTGCCCGATTGAGGTCTCGAAACCACGAGGATAGGGAGCTTGTTGATTCAACCGCATCAGTCCCCAACAATTTTATCAGGAAAGGCAGAACATCGGCTATTATGGGAGCTAAGGTGTTCTTGAAAACCATAACAGCGTCGGGGAGATTTTCTCCAATCCATTCAGCTACGAGCGGGGAGACTTCCTGTGCCAAAGGCAACAAGTTTGTTGTCATTAAATCATGTATCATATCCCCGATAGGAGCCAGAGCCTCAAGGATATTGCGCCACGCCTCAGTAAGCTCCTGGTCGGTTGTTATCCCCGCCTCGACCATCGCTCCCATTCTCCCCGTCATGTCATCTATATTACTCTTCGTTTGGTCTATTCCCAAAATACCCTTGGCCGTCATGTCCTCCCATTGGTTTCCGAACAGTCCGACCCCTATTTCGTTTAGAGCAATCTGGTCGTCAACCTGGCGGAGCATTTCGATAAGTTGAGGAAGGACATCGGCGGTATTTATGCTGCCATCGGCAATGGCAGCGAGCATTTCCGATGCCCCTATCATCATCCCGTCATACTCCATTTCTAATCCTTCAAGGATGTCTTTATGTTTTTCAAAAGCCTGATTGGCGAGTTCAAGCTCAATTTTGTTGTTGCGAATTGAAGCCTGCACGGAGGTAAGTTCCGAAGACAATCCTTCAATATGTCCTTGCTGTGCCGTGATTTCCTGTAGCAATTGAGCAAAGGACAACGTATGCCCCTCTTCCTCAGTGATTTTGGCAATCGCCTCGTCCTGTTTTGCAATCTGAAGGTCGCGTTGGAGATTAAGGCGATCAATCTCGGTCGAGAGCGCGTCCATCGCTGCCTTGTGTGCATCGAAACCGGGGGAACCTTTCTCTAAATCCAACCCCTCTAATCTCATCTCCTTCATTCGCAATTCAAGCCGCTCGATTTCCCTGCTAAACGCAGCGACCTCGGTGGTCTCGACCTGTGTCAGAAACTTTAATTGGGTTCTCGCCCCCTTAATGGCTGCCTCCAGCCCCTTCGCTTGATCTTTCTGGTCTGATAGTTCATCGGTGATGCGCTCGATGTCATCTTTGGCATCGAGCATTGCTCCTGACACATCCGCAATCCCATTTTCCAGAGCCTCGACCGCCGCGGGATCTTGCATTGCCAGGTACAGCTCCTCCAGAGCCTCGCGCGTCGTGTCGGAGCCATCGTGAAGTCGGATATGCAGTTCTTTTATTGCATCGGCGACCTTGTCGGTGCCGAGATTGCCGCCCGCCACCCCGGTTTGCATTATCGAGAAAAACTCTTCGGCGCTAAATCCAGCCTCGGCAAATTGATTTGAATATTCCCCTACGCTATCAATGAAATCGTCAGAAACATCCAACCCCTCCTGAAAACCAGTCGCCAGAAAATCCAAACTTTGTTGGGATGTCAGGCCGAATTGTTTCATCAGGGTTGCCGCGGCGTTGGCCGAGCCAGTCACGTCCTCCCCGAACACTTCCGAAATAACCATCAGTCCCCGCGCGGTATCGGTAAGTTCCTCCCCGGCCAGGTTTTTGAAATTTTGCCGCACCGCGATTACCGCCTCGTTGGCGGTCTCCATGTCGGAAAATCCTTCACGCCAAATGGTTTTTACACTTTCGTTAAGTACCTCGGCCTCATCCGAAGTCATCCCGAAGCTCTGTCGGATTTTCGTATTGCTTTCCCTAATAGCAGAGGATGTTTCGAGTATGGCCATTGGGATGGAGGACAATGCACCGATCAACGTCCCCGCAATGCCAGAAACCGCATTCGCAATGAATCCGCCCATAGCAACATCGAGAATGCCAATAGACTTCTCAGATTTTTTGGTCGAATCCGAAATGTCCTCAATAGACTCGCGGACATCCCGTAATGCGCGCGTCGTTTTATCCTTCGCGGCTATCAGAATTTCTAATTCGGCTCTGGCACTGGCTCTTGCCATTACATCAATCCCATTGTTCTAAATATCGCATCAGCTTCCTCAGGCGTGGTAGGTCTTTTGACCGCCCCAAACCGATGGGCGGGTTGACCTGTTAGGGAGGACAAAATCATTGCCAGCTGGGTGTTTGTATTGTCCCACGGGTTCTGTGTGTAGAAATCCCACCAACCCTGAAAGGTCGACTCTGGCATCGTATCCATCATCTCATCAGGGTGGGGGCACCCCAGAGCGAGCGCGAGGCGGTGGGCAAAAATCGCTCTGGGGGTGTCTGTTATTTTTTTTCGTTATCCGCCGGGTTCACCAGTCGCATCGCCACGCGGGTGATTTCCATGATGGCATTCATAGAAAGCCCCTCGTCTACCATCATCTGTTCGATTCCTGTGTTCAAAAACACCTTCGCACCGCTCTTGTCAAGCAGGCAGTACATCGCCGTCAGGAGTGCCGCCCGCGTGGTATCGCCTGCTTCCTGGGTTTTGACGATCTCCGCCATTTGCCCTGCGGTCGGCTCGCGGATGATGTACTCTTCCTCCCCGAAAACAAAGGGAACTGATTTGAAACGAAGCATAATATATCCTCCTATTTATTGATAATCATAGGTTTACCGGTAAATTGCAGTGTGAACTGCAGTTGCAGAGGGCTATCGGTCGAAGCCATTTGCTGCACATCAGTCACATATCCCGCGCATCGCCAACGTACTACTCCCGTGGGGGTAATCCATTGCCAGACGTGGCAACTATCGGGCGAGTGGTCCGCTTTGAAGTCCTCTTCGATCTTCAGATGATTAAGATCGTCTGGATCATAATTTATCGTAAATGTGGTCGCGTCTAGCGTTCGCAAAGGCGACGGCATCGAGCGTGCATACCCGCCCTCCTGTTCGCACGCCCCGGTATCGGTAAGGTCTATTGCCTCCCTTGCTGGTTTTGGAAAGGCAAGGTCTGTTACGTAACAGACATCGTCAAACGTGGCGGTTCCCCCAGCAGTTGTTGACCGCTGGAGCTTACCGCAATATCCAAAAGATGGGATTGCCATATCGCCTCCCTAAATATTCTTCACGATGAGAACATCAACATCATCCGCGCCGGTCCCGCTGACAGCAAAATTGATATATCCATTATCCGAAAAACCGGTCGGGGGGATGATAACAGAATACATCGTGTCCACAGCCATTGCCTGAGTAATGTCTCCCGTCCGATTCAACCATCCGGGGACAGCAACGCTGTCTATGGTGATAGTCGCCGACCCGGTTGTTCCGTTATTCCAAAAGAGGAACAACATATTACCTTCGGATTTAACTGCATACTCGCCTCCAGTGTCGTCATCCAAATCTGTGAAGGCATTCAGTGTGGGGGTGGCCGGCTCGAAACGTTCCACCGCTGTTAAAGTTACTCTTGCCATTGTTTTCTCCTATTGATATCGAATATTGACTACGAAACTAAAAACAAACCCTACGTACATCGATCCCAAATCCACCGTTTGTATGCCGCCATCCCCCACCGTGGTCAGGTCAATCCATGCGCCGGGGATCAGCTCATGCCCCTGGCAATATGCCGCCCCGAACCTCTCAATTAAAATGTCCACCAATTCCTCATTTGCCCGCACCAGATTTTGAGTGAGCGGCTCGACCAGGCAGTCGGCATAAAAAATGCGTCGCTGCAAAATCGCACCACTGGTGTCAATCCCCCAATCGCATTCCCCGGTGCGAATGCAAACAGCAGGCAGCATGGCGGATTCGATTTTGCGGACTAATCCGGGGACTGACACAATCCCTGCGATGCCGCTATGAAGGATTGCCAGGGCGGTTTTCACATCCTCAATCACCACTTTACTCCATACGGGCGCAGCAACAAAACGACATTGGAAGGGATGTTGCGAACAAAAGAATGAAGGTCGTCACTGCCCGACCCCAAAGCCGACATGGTGCCGTCAGGAGCCGCGTCTTTCAGTTGGTATAGGTGAGCCGCCCAGATCACGGCGGCTTGCTTTACATCGGTAGGCGGGGAAAGGGAATATCCCCACAACCCGGTAATCTCTATTGCATCCTCGGCATCTACATCCCCCCCCCCTCTCCAGGAATATCCGCAATCCCCCCGAAGGATGAGTTCGGAATAGGGCGGATTGCCGTAAACTTTCACATGAGGGGTAAGATCAATAGTTCCATCGAGCAACACCGCCGTCGGTGCCGCCGCAAGCTCGTGATAATCAATTAAGAGCGAGCGCCCGGAGATCTGCACCGTACCGCTGTTGAAATACCTCGTTTCAACAGCGGGCTCTTCCTCCCCCACCGGACCAGCATCGAATATCCTCCCCCCACAATAGGATATGATGGCACGGCGGGCGGTATCAATGCAGTTTTGAAGCAGAGCGTCATCCCCCGATTGGGAGATGCCGAGATAGGTTTTCACATCCGAAAGCGAACATAATGCCATGCGCTACCTCATCCATCTCAAAAACGTGTCCTGAAAGATTTCTTCAATATCCCCGCCGCGCTGCATTTTTTGCAATCCCTCCTGCCAGGTTTGCCACCCCCGCCGCGCGTGGTAGGGGGGTTGATGCTCTTTGTCATGGAGGTATATTGAGTAGCTAGCAGTGTTTTTCAAGGTCGCCCCCCCCACCAGCTCTCCCATTCTCCATTTTCTCCCCGCCATCTGGCTCGTGCGGCGGCTCGTGCGGCGGCCGTCAGATTTTCGTGTGTACACCGACCCATACCCGCGCTGGTAATGCGTTTTTCCAGGGGCGGCGCGATTAGCCTCAGTCCCCGGCGGGTATGGAGCGATGCGATTATGAAGTTCGGTGCGAAGGCGAATGGCAATCAATTGTCGTAAGCGCGGATCGTCAATGCGAGACAGCTTTTTTATCAATTGCTCGAAATCACCATCAATATCTAGCATCAATTTATCCTGTCCTCTTCAAATGCAGAAAGCAACGGCAATTCGGATGCGCCGGGGGGCCGGAAGGAAATTTCGATAACCACTTCTCCTCTGGCTTGCCATTCAGTGGGCCGCAAATAGGACACACAAGCTCATCGGCGTTCGTAATCCAATATCGCCGATAACGATGTCCACGGTCTTGAAGGTATCGCTGCAAGCCATTTATCGCCCCCGCGCTTGCCCTAGTTACCTCGGTGACGGCAATGCGTTCCGCACGGGCATCCCCAAATGCAGTGTTCAATTCCTGTACCATCTGTTCGAGTGTGGTGGGGGTTTCCATTGCCGAGGCAACCACATTTGCTATCAAATCGGATGTGGTGTCGATGATTCTCTGGGAGAGATATTCCGATTGCTCGGATGCAAAAGCAATCGCCAGGCCGTCAACATCGTCAACAAAAGGCACCGGGGGGGGGGATTCGAGCGCAGCCCACGCCGCCTCTCCGAACTCCATGAAAAGCGCGGTCAGCTCACTCATCAATAATTCCTGGAGGTCTTCGCGGAGCATTGAAATATCAAAACCGCCCCCCCGCAAGATGTCCTCCGCAACCGATTGACGATAGGGAGCGAATATCTCAATCAGTCGCTCGTAAAACGCCTTTTCCATCGGGGTCATTATGGGTATTCCCTCCATAATGATTGCAATAGATTATCCTGTATCGAGCGAATTGAGGGAATGTCCCCCGCGGGGATATCCCCCCCCGATGATATATCATCCCCCCCCGCAATGGGGGGATAACCGAACATCGCCCGCGCCTCATTGACAGTCAGGATCGGGGCACCCACCAGGGGCGCGACCGATTGCGCTTGCTCGCGCTGGTATTGTTGATAGCTTTCGAGTTGTTGTGGCTGGAACACCATGTGCATCCCCTGCATTTCCAGCCAGCGGTTCAGCACCGGCGCGACAACGATTTCCGCCTCCGGGATAATCACCAGGTCATAGACATTATGCACATCCATACTCGCGCTGGCATAGGTAGAAGCGGAGGAGGTAAACAGACTTTCGGGTATACCAAAAGCCATTGAAACGTCTTGCCGAGATAACGCAGTGATGTCTGGGGCGGCAATTTCGGAAGGGAGTGCGCCGATGCGTTCGGATTGCACCTTCCCCCGCATCGCTTCTATTTTCCAGGCGTTGTTTTTCCCGGTGAGGATGCGCCGCAACCTTGAGAGGAATGTTTCAAGCTCGCGCGGGGTGACGGTGGAAGGCAACCCCCCCGCCGAGTCGTCCAGAAAAAACAACGTAGGCTGGAGTGCCCCGTTTTTAAAATACGAGCGAGCGAAATCTACCAGGTTTTGCAGGGTGCCTGCGCTCCCCAGAGCCGACATGAGGGGGGATATGCCGGGGGCATTCTCGAAAGAAAACGAGGGGAGCCAAAACCACAACATATCCTCAATCGGAATGGTGAACCCCCCCGCCCCGGTTGTTCTCTGGAAATGCAGTATCTCTCCCGTTTGGTGGTCGTATTTCGGGGTAATGGTGGGGGGGGAAAGCAGTCGAGGGGTGGGGTTTCGTCCATATGTGTTTTTCTCAATCAACACATATGCCGCCCCATAAATGCATAGGCATGATTCAATCCCATACAAAAGAGGACGCATTATGCCCAGGTATTTTGTATATTCCTCCGACTCGATATCCAGTTCTCGCCCCCCTCGAAATAAAGCGAATGGCAATGAACCGAGCGCGTTCGCGCGGATATGAACCGCGCGATAGACGATGGGAACTTGATAGGCCTCATCAAGTGGCAGATCATCGCGATTTGCTCCCCAATCAACGGAGTGGAGATCCTGAAGCGAAATACCTTTCATGTTTTGGGAGAAAATCTTCATAGCCCCTCAGCAGCGTACCAGGCGAATGCCAGGGCCATGACTATATCATCATGCTGCCCCGCCGCCCCACTGTATTGTATCATGCCCGTGGGGGATGTGCTCATGGCAAACGCCAAAAGTTCGTCCTTTATCTCCCGAAGGTCGGGAATGGCAATCGAGCGATGCTCAAATGCCAGCACCAGTTTATCAATTATATACGATTTTGTTTGAGAGGTCGTTTTGAAGGGACGCACGGGCATCCCTCGCGCCACCAGCTCTTCGATGAATGGAAAGCCAAAATTGTTTGTCTCGACCACAATCACCTCTGGTTTAAAGAGGTCAACGACCGATTGCACCCGCTCATGCTGCAATCCGAAGCCGATACCGGTATATCTATCGAGGAAACAAACCTGGTTGATTGTCGCGTCAACGACGACCACCACACTGAAATCGGTGGTACGTCCGATGTCCATCCCCGCCACATAGACATGTCCGGGGATAGGACCGGCTTGTAGCTCGGCGGTTGCACACTCATTCACATTTCGGAAGACCGCGCCCTCGTGCTCGATGAATTGAGCCTCAATCTCCTGGCGATAGACGCGCTCAGGTAATTCCCCCCGCATCGCTTCAATTTCGGACTGGGGGAGAAACGGATTGCAAGATGAGGGCATTTGCCACCTTGACCAGTCCTCCCGCCCCTCGGCTTGTTGCCACAGATTCCAAAATCCATTCAACCCTTTGGGGGTTGACAAAAACCACGCCACCCCCGCGCGGTCGGCAAGGGTGGGACGCAGTGCCATAGGCCAGTCCTCGTGCAGATGTGCGATGCTTGCCGCCTCGTCAACAATGGCAAGGTCGTACGACCTCCCCCGCACCGCATCGGCCCTTTCCATTGACCACATCTCGATTAGCCCTCCCCCCCGAAGCTCAATTCGTTTTTCGACATCAGATACCCGCAAGGCGTGCGGTCGGGTGGCTATTCTCGCCTGCCGCCACACGTCTATCATCATTTTGTAGGTGGGGCTAAACCACGCGACCTTGCCGCCCCTTACCCCCCGCTCTAGCAACAAGCGGATGCCGAGCGTTGTCTTCCCTGACCGACGACCCAGACAAACAACATTGAACCGCCGAGCACCCTCCAGTATTTCACGCTGCGTCGGATGCGGAGGGGGAAGGTCAAGCACTGGAGCCGAGGTGGCTAAAAGCGAAAATACTTTCGCTTCAACCGCATCAAGTCGGGAGATCAAAGATGTGCGCAAGTTTTTTCTCCAGTTCGTCAATGCGCTCTAGCAAAACCCGCTCCTCCGTTATTCCGCAGCGGGTTTTTTCATACCAGACACCTGCGGTGACATTACCGCCCTTTGCACTCTCGTACAATGCGTTTGCAACAACCGCGTGGCCCTGGGCGCGACCCCTTTTTATAGCGTCTGTCATTTCTGTCATCTTGCGCTTCAAGCGATACAATGTGCTCTCACTTATCCCTACCACAGCGCATATCTCGGCTTGCGTCAACCCGCGGGCAGCTAGGGCTTCTATTTGTTTCAAGTCCAGTTCTATCTTTGCCCTAGCCACGCGCCACCTCCAACCCCATTTTGCTCATTCTCTCCAGGACAACCGCCACGTACCGTGGCTCAAGCTCGATGCCCACGCCGACGCGACCTTCCTGCTCGCAAGCGACAAGCGTAGTGCCGCTACCACAGAAGGGGTCGTAGATAAGGTCGCCCTTCGCGCCGTGGTTGCGGATGGGACGCGCCATGCACTCGATGGGCT